GACGATTGGCGTCATCCTGAACAAGATGCGCCCCCATAAGAGGGAGCAAATCGACAAGGCGATGGCCGCCATGATGAAATCCGGGATGCTTGCACAAGTGACGACCGGCAGGCTCTACAAGGGCCGGGAGATCGAAAGATATATCTTTACGGCTTAATCGTTCGGTTAATGTTAGTAAGGCGGAAATCTTGCTAACATTCTCCTAAGATGCAAATGTTTGAAAACAAACGGAAAAAGCATCTTAGTAGTTTTAGCGTGATTTTCCGACAGAAACAAATATCTACGGGGACTGATAGAGAGTTTAGGATATAGTCTAGATATTGGTTTTGGACCTCTTCTGAAAGAAGTATAGATATCTCTCTAGAATCTCTATAAGTGTAGTTTTTCCGTTTGTTTTCAATGGATTGAATCTTAGGGAAATGTTAGTGTGCCCCACTAGGATTGCTAAGATGGAAATTGACCGTTTTTTGGTTGACGATAACAACAATGCAAATCATAAAGTAAGTATTAGTTGAAAGGGTATGAAATGTACAAGTTTGAGGAATCGACAACGGCAGAACCAAAGCAAACCCCTAAGGGGAGAAAGTTCGGCCCTAAGGTCAAAACTGATGAGCGCATCGCATTGGAAACAATCCCGGTCGGGATGGCGGTTAGGTTTCCAAAAGATAAGGCTCCGAGGGGATCAATCCAGAACTGGACTTGGGCCATTGGCAGGGATCGAGGAATAAAGTTTACGGTAAGGTCAGATGGTCCCTCTTGGGAAATCACAGCTCACCCGAGAATCCCATGATCTGGACAGACGAAGACAAGGCTGTGGCTGCTGGAATGAAGCGGGCTGGCATGACGGCGAAACAGATTGCGGCGAGGATGGGGACGACGGTCGGTGATGTGCAAAGGCAATGCCGGAAGGTGAAGGCGTTTTCCCGCTTGGATCATCTTGGAGGTAGTGCTAAGGTACGTCGTCCGAGAACGTACGCAACTCTTGAAGAACTGGATATGAAATGAGCGAAGAGACAATGCCAGCCGATTGGGTGCTGATTGAAGCGGCTAAGCGGGCGGGTATTAATCGGACGCCAGCGCAATTGCGTGCGGGGCAAATTGCCAATGCGGCCAAGCCTTACCTCCGCGCCCTATGCGACATGATCGCCAAGCACGAACAGCCGCCGGTTGATCCTGATGTTGATGCGGTGCAACGTATTTTGGAAGCCTATGAGAAAGGCGCTTGGCTTTCATGGTCCAATACCGCACTAACCCGCGCAGTCGCTCAATACAAACTGGAGCGCGCCAAGTGACCAGCGAAACCTGCTCCACCTGCGATGCGTTTTGCGTTAATCCCAACAATGATAACTGGGGCTGGTGCAAGCTGGTCCCGCCGATGCACGTTGGCACGGTGTGGGATGAAAACGGCAAGCCCCATGGCGTGTTCAATAATCCCACGACTTCGCCTTCGTCGTGGTGCATGGATTGGGAGGGTGAGTGATGGCATGGGTCTGTTGGATCGTATCCATGTCGTTGCTTGTAGTTGAGGCAACAGTCGAGGCTTCAATCTGGATGTTGATGGCATTTATCAATTGGGGAGTGCGCGACATTATCGCGGCAATTCACAAGGGATCAAACTGACATGGGCAACCTCACCCCTAAGCAAGATGCGTTCTGCCTCGCGTACATGGAAACCGGCAATGCGTCGGAGGCTTATCGGCGTTCGTATAATGCTGGGGGGATGAAGCCGGAGACGGTAAACCGGAACGCCAAAGCGCTGATGGATAACAGCAAGATCGCAGCAAGGATCGCTGACCTTAGCGAAAAGATCGAAGCCAAGGCGCTTGTGACCATTGAACGCCTGACTAATGACCTATTGCGGATAGCACAGAAGGGCGAGGACTTGGCAGAGGCTCCAGGCCTGTCAGTGGCCCGTGCAAGCCTGATGGACGCTGCAAAGCTCAATGGCCTGGTGGTGGACAAGAACGACCATTCGAGCAAAGATGGGACTATGACGCCGCCCATCCCCATCTACAACATCGCAAAAGAATGACGCCTGAAAAGCTGGACATATTCCCGGCGTATGAAGACTACCTACAGCCATCGCGCTTCAAGGTGGCGTATGGCGGGCGAGGAAGCGCCAAGACGCGCACGTTCTGCACGATCCTGACCAGCAACGTCCTCTATTTCGGATGGCGCGTTGTGGCGCTGCGCGAGATCATGGAAAGCATTGCGGATAGCGTATATCAGGAGTTCGTCGCAGAGATCGAGCGGCGCAATCTTGGCCGGTATTTCGAGATACTGAAAACGGAAATACGCTGCCCTTCGTCGGGTGGTGTAATCAAGTTTTCTGGTATCAAGGCAAACGCTAACCGGCTCAATACGCAGAAGCTCAAAGGGTTTTCGGACTTCGACGCTGCATGGCTGGAGGAGGCTAACCCTGTATCGGCTGAAAGCTGGAACGCGCTAATCCCGACAATGCGCAAGCCCGGTTCGGAAATATGGGTTTCGTTCAACCCTGAAAACCCGCTTGAAGAAACATATCAGCGGTTTGTCATCAAGGCCATGTATCCGCCGGTCAAGGATGGCCGGTGCTATGCTATCGTCAAGAAGATCAATTTCACCGATAATCCGCGCTTTCCGGTTGAACTGGCCGACGACGCCGAGCTTATGCGCGCGTCGGACCCGGAGCTATACAGGCACGTATATCTTGGCGAACCTGTCGCAGACAACGCGCTTTCGATCATCAAGCCGCAATGGATCACGGCTGCTGTAGACGCGCATCTTGAGATCGCAGGCTTTCCGATGGGCGGAGGAAAGATTGGCGGCTTCGACGTTTCAGGCGGGATCGAAGGCAATACTGCACCTTCCAAGTCGAACGACCCTAACGCCTTCGCATGGCGGCATGGGAACATCATCATGGGGCTGGACGAATGGCAAGATGACAGCCCGAACACCGCTGCGGCATATGCCTATGGGATAGCCGTCAACGCGCGCCTTGACCTGATAAACGCGGATGACATTGGTGTTGGTGCATCGGTCCCTGGGGAACTTCGTAGGCTCGAACAGGAATCGCTCGCGGCTAACCACAAGGCCCACCGCATGATGTTTGCAGGATGGACCGCATCGGAAAGCCCGCTCTGGCCAGATGCGGAATATCGCCCCGGCAAAACCAATGCCGACATGTTCATGAACCTCAAGGCTCAAGGCTGGGGGTGGCTTTCGGATAGGTTCCGCGAAACATGGCAAGCCCGCAATGGCATGCCGTACAATCCTGATCGATTGATAAGCCTGCCGTCAGGATTGCCGCTGATAGACAAGCTGCGCGCTGAATTGGCACAGCCTCGCCGTGAGATCGTTAACGGCAAGATGAAGGTTGAAAGCAAGGCGAACCTCAAGAAACGAGGCGTGCCATCACACAACCTTGCAGACGCGTGCGTCATGGCGTTTTCGGAAACAGCCGGTGGGTTTGACCTGCAAGGCTTGCTTTAATCCCTATTCCGCATTACTTTGTCCGCGAAAAGGGGTTTTTAATGACGAAGCCAACCGGCAATCCTCGCGGGCGACCACGCAAGAACGACGTAACCCGCACTGACGGCGCTTACGAGAACGTGTTTCTTGGAGTTGGCACAAGACAGGACCGTTCGTCGTTTACCCGCGCCGTTACGTCACGAGTGTTATCCGAACCAGAATTGACCTCGCTGTACGAATGCGATGGATTTGCGCGGCGCGTCGTGGATCTTACGTCAGAGGAAATGACCCGTGCAGGCTTCGACATCGACGGGCTGGACGATCCTGTAGAAGATGGCGTCAAGGCGGCGCTTGAGGGTGTCAACGCATTGCAGGCCATTACTGACGCATTGCGCTGGTCTGCTCTCTACGGCGGCGCGATGATCGTCATGCTTGTCAATGACGGGCAGGAACTGGACAAGCCGCTTGAAGTCGAGCGATCCAAGGGCCTTGAACGCCTGCGCGTCTATGACCGTTGGCGCGTCACCCGGCATAGCTATTACGACGATCCTGCCGACAAGCGCCATGGCGACGTTCGCACGTACCAGATTAGCCCAGTGCAGGGGACGCCGTATATCGTTCACGAAAGCCGCTGCTTGAAGTTCGACGGTGGGCCGCTGCCTGACATTGCCCGCGAACGCAATGACGGATGGGGCGCATCCCACTTGCAGCGATGCTTCGACCAGTTGCAGCGCTTCGGCATGTCGCACTATTGGGCCAACGCATTGCTTGAGCGGTCGCAACAGGCGATCCATGGCATCAAGAACCTCGCCCAGACGCTGCGTGCGCCAGGCGGGCAAGAGATGGTCCGCCAGCGCATTGACCTCGTGGACATGTCCCGTTCGGTCAACAATACGGTTGTCATCGACGCTGACGGCGAGACGTACGACATCAAGGCCACCTCGCTTTCAGGCGTGGCGGATCTCATTGACAGGCTAGGCCGCGCATTGTCTGCTGTCACCGGCATCCCTGAAACGCTCTTGCTTGGAACGCAGCAAAAGGGCCTGTCGAATACCGGCGCGGGCGATCTGGAAAACTGGTATGCCAGCATCGGGCAAGCGCAACAGGCGATGTTGCTTGAGCCAATTGATACGCTCGTGCAGATCGTGCTGTATTCGATGGGCAAGTATACGCCTGATTATCTGATCGAGTTTGAACCGCTATGGGTGCCGTCGGATAAGGAAAAGGCCGAAGTCGAAAAGCTGGAAGCCGAAGCCGACAAGATCGAGGCGGACACGATGGCGGTTTACGCTGGCTTGCAGGCGTTGGACCCGTCTGAAATACGTGCCAAGATTGCAGATGATTACGAGATTGATCCTGTTGCGCTTGAGACGGGGCCGATGGTGGAACCTGAGGAGTGAAAACCACATTCGCCAATCCTGACAGCGCCGAACGCGAATACACGCGCACGATGATGCGATACGTTCGCGCGATTGAGCGGGACGTCAACTCGGTGCTTATCCCGGCATTGCCTGCGATCAAGGCGCAATACGCCGTCGAGGCGCGTGCGGACGGATGGACCGATATTCTCGACGCCATGATAGCGGACATTCTGCGATTGGCGTTGGCATCGGGCCGGGTTGTCATTGAAAAGCTGCCATCACAGTTCGTCATGACCTCGACGTTCAACGAGGTGCAGTTCCGTGCCGTGTTCAAGGCTAACACGGGGATGGACCTACCGCCATTGGTGCCGGGTGCATCGCGTTCGCTGCTAGGCGTCAACGTATTCCGGGATGAGCCATTCCTCGTGCCACTTGCTGAGGGTTGGATCAAAGAAAACACGGCGCTGATTAAGGACATTCCCGAAAAGCTGGCAAAGGACTTGGAAGGCATTGTCCGGCGCGGCGCCATGAACGGGCGTTCGGTGCGTGACCTGTCGAAAGACATAAAGTCGCGCTATCCGATGACGGAAAATCGGGCAAAGCTCATCGCACAAGATCAAACGTTGAAATTGAATGCGGACCTCACGCGCAATCGCCTGCAATCGGTGGGCGTGAAGGAATACATCTGGCGTTCGGTGCAGGATAGCCGCGTGAGGCCGGAACATGTCGAGCATAACGGCAACACGTACTCATGGGACAAGCCGCCTAGCGATGGTCATCCGGGGCAGCCAGTAAGATGCAGGTGCCGTGCTGAGGCTGTATGGCCTGAATGATTGCAACTGGCACGTTTTTTGCATATAGCGCTTTAATCAATCCAAGGGGTTTGCAATGGCTGATCGTTTCCAGAACCGCGCCGATGAAGTGCATTTTGCCGCGCGTTCGCTTCGTGCGGTGACGCCTCACGATACCAACGAACTGCCGTTCATCCCGAAGGCCCTGCGCTTCGATGGTGCTGGCACTGTGTCAATCATCGCAGCGGATGACACTGCCGCAGTGTCAATGACTGTCGTCGCTGGTGAGGTGCTGGTTGTCCGCGCTCGCATTGTTCGCGCTACTGGCACGAGCGCCACGGGAATTGTTGCGCTGATTTAAGCGCTATTGCACTTGGCACGTTTCTTGCGTAAAGTGCCTAGCCATGGAAGTAACCAGATACGACCGCGCCACGCTCAAGGCGACACGAACCGACGAGGGCTACCTTGTCGATACGCCTGTGGTCGGTCGGACCGGCATCCTGATTTATCACAACGCCGATGGTTCAACGCGTCGCGAACTTCGCAGGCCCGAGGATGTGTTCAACGCTGACAGCCTCGCCAGCTTCTCCGGAAAGCCCATCACTGATGGCCATCGCGGGTTTATCACCGCGTCCAATGCCAAGAAGGTTAGCGTTGGCGTCATCAAGGGCGATGGCATCCAAGAGGGCGATAACGTCCTGGCCCCCATCATCATCCACGACGGCGATATGATTGACAAGGCCATGAACGGCGGCGTTCGCGAACTGTCGCTCGGCTACAAGGTGGACCTGGACGAAACACCCGGCGAATGGAACGGGCAGAATTACGACGCGGTGCAAACGAACATCCGCGTCAATCATCTTGCGCTGGTCCCCAAAGGCCGTGCAGGAAACGCACGTTTGAACCTAGACAGGTTCGACGCCGCGTCCTTCACCCATGACGACGAGGAACCCTCTATGTCTGATACCCTGAGCCGTGTTCGGCTTGACAGCGGCCTTGAGTATCAGGCCGCTCCTGAAGTCGTCGTTGCGCTCGAAAAGATGCGCGATGACATTGCAACCGCCGTCACTCACAATGACGAATTGCAGAAGCAGATCGACATCGTTGCAGCCGAACGCGATGCGCTGAAATCGCAGGCCGAAAGCGCTGACAAGATCCGTGCCGACGCTCTCGAATCGGCCCGCACTGAAATCGTCGCACGCGTTGCCCTCGAAAAGGTCGCTGACGAGTTCAAGATCGATCACGCTGGCAAGGCTGATCGTGAAGTTCGCGAAGCCGTCATCAAAGCCACCCGCGCCGATGCGGACCTGACCGGCAAGTCGGACGATTACGTCAACGCGGCTTTCGACATTGCTGTTTCGATGCGCGCCGATAGCGCCATGGCAGAGCAGCGCAAAGCAACCGGCACGAAGCGCGAAGACGGCGGACCCGTTTCGGCGCGTGACATGCACAAGGCCTACATGGCCAATCTCGGCAAGAAGGACGCCTGAACATGTCGCAGACCTCTTATTCTCAGATCGGCGCAGTAGGCTTCAAGGGCCTTCTGGACGGCGTTGGGCCACACTCCATCCGCAGCTATGCGGCTGAGGAAGCAATCCCTCTCGCATATCCCGTCAAGCTCGGCACCACGGCGTCGAAGGAAGTGCTTAAGGCTACTACCGCAGCTGGTGCAGTCGGCTTTGCGATCCATGACCACGCGCGCGAACAGTCGTCCAACGGCACTGTGCAGTATGCGCAGTACGAAACCGTCTCTGTTATCACGCAGGGCCGTTTCTGGGTCATGACTTCGGACGCGGTTGTCGCTGGCTCGGTTGCCAATCTGACCGTTGCCGATGGCACCCTTACCGACGCATCCGTCACGACCGGCATTGAAGCCTTCACGCAGTTCTCTGCGCGCTTCGTCACCGCCACCACCGCCGCTGGCCTCGCCATTGTGGAGATCAAGTAACATGGCTGACAATCTCAACTACGACGCCGCTGATCTTCGCGCTATCGAATCCACTGGACGGTTTGACGCGAACGAGAGCGTGTTTTTCGCCCGCCAGCTTGAGTACGTCAAGGCCAAGACCTATGACATCAAGCGCGTTCCCCTCAACGCCATGCGCCTCATGCCGGTTTCGACCGAAACCCCAGAAGGCGCAACGACCATCACCTATCGCCAGTACGATGGCGTGGGCATGGCGAAGGTCATCGCGAACTATGCGAACGACCTGCCGCGCAATGACGTGACCGGCAAGGAGTTCACGTCGCCAATCCGCACCATCGGCAACGCCTATGGATACAACACCCAGGAAGTGCGCTCGGCCATGTTTGCCGGTGTGCCACTGAATGCCAAGAAGGCAACGCAGACGGTTCGCGGGCAGGAAGAGCTTGTCAACCAGCTTGCCTTTGCTGGTGACGCTGACCACGGCCTGCCGGGCTTGCTCAACAACACCAACATCCCGGAAGTCACCCTTCTGGCTGATGGTACTGGTTCGAGCAAGACGTTCGCCACCAAGACCGCTGACAAGATCGTGCGCGACGTCAACGCGCTCATCAACAAGGTCATCACGCAGTCGAAGGGCGTCCATCGCGTCAATCAGGTATGGCTCCCAATCGAGCAGTACGCCCTGATCGCCACGACCCAGAACAGCGCGGCTTCGGACACGACGATCCTGTCGTTCCTTCAGTCGGTTCATCCCGGCGTGACGTTCGAACAGGTTGTCGAACTGGACGGCGCTGGTGCAGGCGGTGCCGATCGCATGTACGCTCTGGAAAACAGCATCGACAACTGGCAGCTTGAAATCCCGATGATGGCAAGGCAACATGCGCCGCAAGCACAGGGCCTTGAATTTGTCGTGCCTGTCGAGAGCCGTTTCGGCGGTGTGATTGTGGAATATCCACTATCGATGAGCTTCGCAGACGGGATTTAACCTTCTGCAAAGTAAGTAGCGAGAGCGGGGGCTTAATCGCCCCCGTTTTTGTTTAAATGAACGACCATTTTAAATTGTATGCTTTGCGCCAAGGATCTTTGCATACGCGTGATATTGATTGTGGAGCGGCATTAGGATGGCCGTTTGACCTAAGCCATTCTGCGGCCTTTCCAATAGAAATAAATGTCTCGCCGTTAGAACATGCAACCATTTTACCTAGTTTGTTGCTAATGGCATCTTTGTGCATTTGACTTATCGCTTTACCTTTATGCGCCTCTGATATTTTTGATTTAGTCTCATCGGTTGTTAGATGACCCTTCAATGCATCGGATAATGCTTTGCGGTGGCTTTCAGATATAATCTTGCCTTTTTGCCCTGCCGACATTGCATCTTTGGTGGCCTGACTTGCCTTCCTGCCTGTTGCGGCAATCGCAATTTTCATGCGATGTTCTTTAGAAAAATTCCTTTTGAGGCCACTAATACCCTCACCCCCATCCGTAAGGTTGCAAAGGTTGCCCCTTCCAATGGCGGCAATCAGGATGCGTTCAATCGAGAATGAGCATTCCTCGGATAGGCCATTGCGGTATATCTCGACGGTGTGCCCATGTTTCTTGGCAACGTTGTGCCAATGACGGTTCCGGCCTGCCGTTGTCCAAGCGCGTTTGCCACTACCCTTTCCGACATAGAAAACGCGCCCATCGGACGCGCGGCGATGCAGGTAGATATAATGCTTGGACATAGGGCCTCCGGTCAAAGGGCAGTCTGTGAGCGCGGAAGCCGATGACTAGTCGGTTTCTCGGATGCCTCCTATCCGCGCGCTTGCAATTTAGCAGCAATTAGCCGATAGTCCAAAAGACTTTTCAAGGAGGCCGTTTTTATGCTGGTCAAAAACGTATCTACCCGGCTTCACCATGTGGGCGATGTGTCTATCGCTCCCGGTGAGACGAAGGAAATCAATGACGATTTTGCATCGGCGGTTAATCCCGCCGAATTGGTTGCGGTGGAAACGCCCGTCAAGCGGGGCCGTCCTGCAAAGAGTGCCGACGCTTCGGATGAAGTGAAGGACGATTAATGACCGCCCTTGAGTATTTCCGGCTTCTGGCCACTGAATTTGCCGACATCTCAGATGGCACGGTGAATACGTGGCTAACTATGGCCGGAAATCTCATTGACGTGTCCTGCCTAGACGATGAACGCGCCGCCATGGCATCCGCTCTTTATGCCGCTCACATGCTGGCATTATCGCAGCGCAATGCCGGTGGCGCGTTCTCGCAAGGCGCGGTTACGATGGAAAAGGAAGGCGACCTCTCGCGCTCGTATGGCGCGATGGCATGTGGAGATACATGGCTGGGGCAGACCGGCTATGGGCAACAATATCTCGACATGACATCCGGTTGCTTCGGTGCTTCGATCATGACGCGGATCGCCTGACATGGCGGCTGTCACGGATCGTGATCTAGGGTGGAAAAAGATCAAGCGGGAAATCGCCAAGGCCGCACAGCTTGAAGTTGCGGTAGGCATTTTGACCGGCACAAATGCAGACGGCACCTCGATTGCCGAATATGCGACTTATAACGAGTTTGGCACGGATCGGATTCCATCGCGCCCATTCATGCGGACCGCGTTCGACGAAAACATTGCCAAGATCGCAGCCGATATGGACGCGCAAGGCGCTCGCGTTTCAACGGGGCAAGCCACCATGCGCCAAGCGTTGACGATCATCGGGCAGAAACAGGCCGACCGGATCAAGAACACGATCACCGGGCGCGACTTCCTGCCGAAGCTGGCCGACGCCACGATTGCGGCGAAGAAGGGTTCGACCAAAACGCTTGTCGATACAGGCGCTATGGTCAATGCGGTGCAACCTACGGTTAGGGCGCGCACGGGATGAGCTTTCGCACCTCACATGTTGTCCTGCGGGAGGCCGCTGGCACGTACACCAATGGCGTGTTTGTTCCGGGCGCGCGTTCGGTAACGTCGTGCGTGGCAAGCGTGCAGCCGGTCAAGATCGGCAAGGATATGCAGGCACTTCCGGAAGGGCGGCATATGTCCGACTTCAAGAAGATCTATTCCGGCACGCGCCTGCAAGTCACGGCAGACGGCGAGGGTATTCAGCCTGATATTATCGTGCATGGCGGCTATGGGTACGAGCTAATCGACCTTGACGAAAATCAGAGCAACGTCATCAGCCATTATCGCTATCTTGGCGTGAAGGTTTTCAAGTATACCAATTCGGCGGCATGGTCCGCTGGCACGCTGAAAAGGCCCTGACGATGGCAAGCACGATTGACGCAACAAAGCCCGTATTCGGCAATCCCACCACGGCTAGCGTGCGTGCTAACTTTGCAGCGGCAAAGGCTGAAATCGAGGCGCTGCAAACGCTGACATGGGAAGTCGGTTTTGTCGATTACAACGACTATGCGACCGGCCTGTCTGCGCTTTCCGTGGCACCTACCACATGGACGAAGCTGACCAATGACACGCTTGGGCCGAACACGAAGACTGACATGCTTCCGGTAGGTGTGACAACGCTCTGGAACACGGCAACCAACCAGCTCGACTTCACCGACCTGCAAATCAATGCGCTGCTTGCGGCCCGCAAAGATATAACCGTCACGACCACTGCGGCAAATCAGGTCGTGCGCATCCGGGCCAATTTGGCAATCGGTAATCCCGTGGCGTTCTCGCTTGAAGCAACGCAAATGCAGTTCAAGACGACCGGGACATACCCACTTGTCACCAACGGTGAGTTCTACATCGGATCGGCTGCAACTCGGGATAATCCTGGCGAGTTCCAAATCTGGAGCGATGCGGCTTTGACGGTTCGCGTCAATGGCTGGTTTATCCGCATTCAACAGCCGTTTGCCTGAGGGGATTAGATCATGCCTGCCAAGATTGTTTCCTGCACTATAAACGGCGTTGACGGCTTCAAGTCGTCGGACGGTGGCAAGTGCTACACCGGACCCGCCGCAAAGGAAAAGGCAGTGGCGCAAGTGACCGCAATCAATATCACCACGGCGCGCAAAGAAGGCGCGGCATGGGTTAAGAAGTTGCCAACCAAGAAATGAACGGGCGTCGGGCTGACATATACGCGCGCGTGAAGGCGCTTGCAGGGGCCGATACTGTTATCTGGGCAGACCAGAATGCGCCGCGTCCTGCATTGCCATATTGGACGATCAAGCTCGCATCTCGCCGGTCAATTGGGTGGGATGAATACGGGCAGGGCACCGATGCAAACGGTATTCAGACATACGGCGGGGTCCGCGAGGAAACGCTATTGATCCAGCGCATTGGTGATGGATCGTACGACGCGGTTTCGGCATTCCGTGACATGCTCGCCAAGCGTACGGTGCAAGCGGCATGGTATGCGACCGGCATTGCCATATTCGAGCGCGGCGCAGTGCTAGACGTGCCTTATCCGCTCGATAATGCGCAACTTGAGCCACGCGCCACGATGGACCTGTTTATCCGCTATGCCGTGACTGACACGGATGACGTAGGCGCGATTGAAACCGTTACTACGGCTGCGGAATATGAAACGCCCGCATCTTCGCCGGTTGCCGATAGCAACCTAGACCAAACCATTATAGCCGTGTACACAGGGCTGTAATTTCGGAAAGGGCCACCTATGGCAACGCTTGACGACATTGTGTCGGTAAATATCGCTCTACAGTCCACTGGCATCAGTCAGGGGAATTTCGGCACGCCTATGATCGTCGCGCCGCTTGTTTCGTTCGCTGATCGCGTGCGGACCTATACCAGCTACACGGACGCTGTTGCCGATGGCCTGCCAGCTATCGTGCTGACTGCGCTTAACGATTGCTTTAGTCAGTCGCCAAAGCCAACCCGAGTGAAGGTGGGCCGTCGTGACGTACTGACGGCTATTGTCACTGTTGGGACCGTCGCCAATTCCACGACCTATTCCATCACGGTCGGCGCGGACACGTATTCGTTCACCTCGGACGTTTCGGCAACTGCCACGGAAATCGTCACTGGCCTTGCCGCTGCCGTACTGGCCGACACGAACGAAATCATTACGGCCACGGTTGTCAGTGATACGCTTTCGCTGGCGTGGATTGATGGCGACATCATCGACGGCATTTCGCTGAGCGCTAATCTGGCATGGGGCGCAATCTCGCCGATGTCGTCGGGCACACCTGTTGCGGACGACCTGACCGCCATTCTGGACGCTGATAACGACTGGTATGGGCTGGTCATGGTGGAGCGCGTCAAGGCGACCCAGCTTGCCGCTGCTGCATGGACCGAAGCCACCGAAAAGCTGTTTATCACGGCGACTTCGGAATCTGGTGCATTGGTGCAGGCCACCACGGATGATCTGATTTCGCAGTTGCAGGATGCGAACTACTACCGCACGGCAATCCTGTACCACACCAATGCTGCAACCGAGTTCCCGGACGCGGCATGGGCTGGGCGCGTGTTTACCATTGCTCCAGGCGGTGAAACGTGGGCGCTCAAGCAACTGGCTTCGATCACTGCCAACACGCTGACGGCCACGCAAAAGGGCGTCGTCGAAGCCAAGGGCGGCAACACGTTCGAGTTCTATCAGGAGAGCTTGGCGCTCACCGCACCGGGCAAGGTTGCATCGGGCGAGTGGATCGACGTCATCCGCTTCCGCGATTGGCTGAAAGACACCGTGCAAACCAACATGGTGCAGATGATGGTCAACCGGGCGAAGGTGCCTTACACGGATGGCGGCATTCAGCTTTGCGTCAACAACCTGCGCGGATCGTTGCAGGCTGGCCAGAATGCAGGCGGCATCGCGCCGGACGAACTGGACGCAAACGGCGCATCGGTTCCGGGTTTCGTCATCACGTATCCGCTTGCGGCTAGCGTATCGTCTGCGGTCAAGGCAAGCCGGGTGCTTTCGCTGGGCTTTTCGGCGCGTCTCGCTGGCGCAATTCATGCGGTGACGATCACCGGCAATCTTGCCTACGAACTGTGAGGGGTTGAACCATGGCTAATTTGACTGGCACTTACGACCCCGAACAGGTCATTTGCATCGTTGGCGGGGTTATCCTGTCGGGCTTTTCCGATGGCGATAGCATCATCGCCCGTCGCTCGGAGGACGTATTCTCCAAGCGCGTCGGGATTGATGGCGGTGTGGCGCGTGCCCGCAATGCCAACAAGAGCGGCGAGTTCGAGTTCAAGTTCTTGCAGACTTCGGACGCGAACGACCAGCTTTCGTCGCTGCTGGCGATTGACAACCTCGTGAATGATGGCCTTGCCGTGTTCCCGATTTCGGTTGTCGACGGTTCGGGCCGTTCGCTTTGTGCTGCAACGCAATGCTGGATCAAGACCATGCCGGAAGCGACGTTCGGCAAGGATGTGAGCGAACGCGTTTGGGTGTTCGACGCTGCTGATCTCAAGATCTTCCACGGCGGCAACTGACGACAACACGGGCGGGACTAACAATCCCGCCCCTTCTCTTTAAGGATACAAAATGTCCGAAACATTCATCATCGGAAATCGCGAGTTTACCTGCCAGCGCATGAACGCCTTCGCTGCGTCCAAGATGCAGTTGCGCTTGCAGAAGATCGTTATGCCCGTCCTCGGATCGCTGATCGGCACTGGCAAGGGCATGGCTGACATGGACGTTAAGGAAGCCGCAACGGCTATCAGCGAGCATCTTTCCGAAGACATGCTTGATACGCTTGTGCTGCCGATGTTTGCCGAAGCCAAGGTATATTGCCATGATCCAAAGTGCTTTATCAAAACCGGCACGGACGTTGACAAGGTGTTTACCGCTGAAAACCTGTTCGACTTTTACGAGTTGATTTATCAGGTCGGGCGGTATCAGTTTGCCCCTTTTTTCTCGCAGATGGCAGGCCGGTTTGGGCACCTGCTAGGCGACGAAAAGAAACAGGCGGCATTGCCCATGTAGGCAAACTTGATCCGGAGACGGAAGCGGACCTCTGGATATGGCGACCGATAATGGCGGGGAAAGTCACTCTGACGGAAGTTAAAACAGGGGTGGCGACAATTCACGATCTACAGGCTATAAACGCCTTACTGGACATGCAGGCGGACCTGGACGAGGCCGCTATGTCGAAGGAGGGTAAATGACCACTGTACGCGAGTTATTCACCCGCCTCGGCTTCAAGACTGATACGGCATCGCTAAATCAGGCGGAACAAGGCATCAACCGCGTTAAGGATGCCGCTGAATCCGCAGCGGAATCATTGCGTAAAGCTGCATTGGCTTTTGTGAGTTTCTCCACGATACAAGGCCTTGTGCGCGTTGCAGACGAAATGCAGTCCATTCGCGCAAGAATTGAGGCTCTGCCTCAAACTGTTGGCGATGCAGGTGTGGCGTTTGACACGCTTGCTGATAGGGCTGCATCCGCTGGTGTTAGCATCGATGCATATGCGTCGCTTTACACTAAGGTGGGCAATGCGGCTAAAGACTATATATCGACGCAAGAAGACTTGCTTGGAATTACGGATACGATCTCAAAGGCGCTAGTTGTAGGCGGTGCAAGCGCTCAAGAAGCGTCCGCCGTAATGACCCAGTTCTCGCAGGCGCTGGCGTCTGGCGTGCTGCAAGGTGATGAGTTCCGGTCAATGGCCGAAGCCGCGCCGCAATATCTTGAGCAACTTTCTATCGCGATGAACATTCCGCGCGAAAACCTCAAGAAGATGGCATCCGATGGCAAGTTGACGGCCCGCGCCGTGATCGAGGCCACTCGCCAAATGTCTGGCTACTTTGAAGATCGTTTCAAGCGTATGCCGATGACGGTGGGCCGCGCCATCAACATCATTCAAGTGCGCTTTTCCAAGATGATCGACAAGATGAACCGGGACACTAACCTGATCCCGACTATTGCCGACAAGATGGTCAAGGCCTTCGACAAGATCGAGGAAGGCATTGGTTTCCTAATCGACAAACTGGGCGGCTTTGAAAACGCTGTCAGGCTGGCAGGAGCAGCTATTGTAGTAGCGTTTGGGGCGAAGACGCTGCAAGTGCTAGCGGCTTTCCGTTTGGCGTCCCTTGCGGCCCTGTGGCCTTATATCCGTATGATAGCAGTTCTCACGGCGGTAACGCTTCTATTGGAAGACTTGTATGTCTGGATTCAGGGCGGGGATAGCGTAACCGGGCAGTTCCTGGGGACTTGGGAAAATCTCAAGGCCACATTTATGACAGTATGGCCGATTATCAAGAATATCGGCGGAGCAGTCATGCTTTTGGGCACTGCACTAGGTGTGGCGAAGGTGGCTTCCATCTTGATTAATGGTGCGATGATCGCACTTAATATCACTATGGGCATTTTTAATATGCTGCTGAATATGTCCCCTCTTGGCAAAATTATAATGCTTGTGGGTCTTTTGGCTGCTGCTGGCATCGCGCTATATAAAAACTGGGACACAGTAAAAGCATGGTTTGCCAGTTTCTTCGGATGGATGGGCAGCAAGTTTGAATGGCTTCTCGATAAAATCCGTGGCCTTGGAGCCATTGCGGGGCTGATCCCCGGACTTAATGTTGTGGCAGGTGGCCTCGCGGCATACGACGCCATGAAGGCCAGTCCATCCAAGATGGCTAGCTCTGCCTTGGGCGGCGGCGGAGTAACCAGCAACACAACCGTCAACATGACAGTCCCACCCGGCACCACGAAGGAACAACAGGCGGCGGTAAAGCGCACGGCTGAAATGGCGTTCGGAAAGCCTAACACTTCGCTTGCACGCGATATTTCGGCAAGGGGGCGCTGACATGATCGGGCTGTATTTCGGCGGGCGCGAGTTCAAGACCCACCTCGGCAATGACTTCGGGGA